GAGATGCTAGCAGACTAGCTTTCAGATACGCCTTCCCATTCACCCAGGTCCGTATTGGTGATATGAAGCCGGGCTTCCAGGCAACTGAAGAAGACCTAATCTACTATCGTAGACTAGTAGGCGAGGCTCCTCCTGATGCAACTCTTGTTACCAATGAAAAGGTCAAGTTTGAGGTAGTAGGAGCACAAGGTGCAGCTATTGATCTTAGCCCATACCTGAAGCACTTTGAAGATAGAACTTTCACGGGCCTACAGGTACCCGCAGTATCTATGGGACGCGGAGACTCTGCATCACGTAGCACCGCAGACGCCATGACTACAGAAATGCATGACCAGATCAAGCATTTCCAGAACATCATGTCTCGCGCTATCTCAGATGAGATTTACCAAGAGCTCTTAAGAGAAGCGGGCTATTCGTTCTTCGACGATGTTAAGAATGATGCCAAGATGGTCTTCGAAGAGATCGAAGTAGAATCAAAGATCAAGCGAGAGACCCACATCATGGGACTCGTACAAGCCAATCTAATCACCATTAGTGAAGCTCGTATTATGCTTGGCAGACAGAAATTCACAGATACCGAATGGGAAGATAGTTACCTTATCAAGGTACTTATACCACAGGCTATCGTCAAAGATACCGGCCTTATCGATCTCGATGAGCATGGTAAGCTCAAGCTTGAAGCTCATAAAACAGCTATCGCACAAGCCAAGGCTGAAGTGGATAATGTCAAAGCAGCTACTGATAATACCAAGGCTGATACTGATCAAATCAAGAACACTCCGCCTCCTCAAAATGATGGGCCCCACACTACAACTACGAAAACTCATCATGTTACTACTGGTGGCGGCAAGAGATCAGTCAAGAAGACTGTTCAGATCAAGAAGCCTATGGGACGCCCACTCTCTGTTAAGTCGGGACCTAGCAAAGGCACCGACAATAAGAACCGTCCAGCTAATCAGCATGGCAAGAAATCGGGCCCTAAGAGAAGTACAGAACTTCACATATCGGAGTCTGTTACCTCTCATAGTGTAGACTTCCTTACGACAGTTTCTCGCTTCGAGACTGCTATCAGGGAGCTTTATAAGGATCTGCAAGGCGGCGCTATAGAGCAGGGCATAGTCTATATGAGAGATATCAATAAGACTGAACCTAAGCTCGCAGAGCTACTCTTCAATCTTATTGAAGATCGTCTGACTTCTGTCTCTCGTTCGTACCTTATGCCAGCGTACCGTGAGGGCTCTACGGCATTCTCAACCCAAGCATTAGAGCGCGGATTGATTATCTCCCCAGTAGAAGACTTCTGGCTTAATGAACGTAAAGCTCTAGAAGAATTCAATGAAAAGACGATGGCTAGACTTGTTAGGGATGTAGCTAGACCTACCCTAACTGCTATCAAGAAGGCCACGGATGAGACTGCCCTAGCCGAGAAAGTTAAGGCTATTTTTGAAGCCCAGTCTTATCGTCTGACCCTCATCGCCAACACAGAATGTCCACAAGCATTCTGGTTTGGATATGCCTCTGCGGCCTATGCAGCTGGTATAGATCTAGATGTTGTAGCTGAAGCTGATGCATGTGATGACTGCCTAGAACAGCCAGGATTTGAACATCTTTCTTCTGCCAGAGCAAGACTAAAGAAGACTCCCACAGTCCACCCACAGTGTGATTGTGCCTTGGAAATAGCCGTTGATCCGGAAGAAGACGACCAGGAAACCGGCGAGTAAAAGAGCTAAGAAGAAGTCTAGCAACTCTGTATCTCGCACAAAAACAGCACTAAAACACCGTACTACTACCCTCAGGAAGCGTAGAGTAGCCCCGAGCTTTATAGAGAAGCTCATGTCGGGTGCTCTTAAGCGTTTAGCTATAGCTGCCATCCCTCAATACCGAATCCCCAGGACGGGAAGAAACACTGGCCGAGCCTACTATGTAGACTTCGCCATCCCCAAGTTGAAACTGGCGATAGAATGCGATGGAGCGGCTTATCACTCCACCGTGGCTCAGGTACGTCGAGATAAGAAACGACAGGCCGAGATAGAAGAACAGGGATGGACATTCCTAAGATTTTCTGGAAGTCAGATTGTGACCGATATGGCGACCTGTGAGCAAGTCCTACAAACTCTCTGCAAAGGGAAGAAGTAATGGCTCTTAAGCGCTTCAACGAAGACTTTGCATTTGCTCTGCCTGTTTTTAACGAGGCAGCTCAGACTCATGTCATTGAGTCTCTAGTCACCGAAGGTGATGCAGGCCAGCAAGGTCTAGAAGTAACATTTGCAGCTATCCATGAAGGACTTACGCGGAACGATACGTTCTACACTCGCGAAGGTCTAACCAATAAGGTCCGCAATGATCAGGGACAAATTGGTGGTTTGGAGAGCTGGACCAATCCCTATAAGGCTCCTATCCTCCTCAACCATGATACAACCGTAGATCCTATCGGTCGTGTCAAAAAGGCTGAGTGGAAGGAAAAGGCGGGAGCTGAAAAGGGACATGTAGAGATTACTGCCCTCATCACCCAACCCGATGCTATCCAGAAGTTCCTTCGCGGAGAGTATGCTACCGGTTCCATCGGCATGGACGTAGATAAGGCTAATTGCTCTATCTGTTCTGCTGACCGTCTAACCAACTGGTGCGATCACCAACGCGGCAAGTGGTATAAGAAAGCCCCTAAGGGTCATGAAGCCGAGGGTTCCTGGATCGAAGCTATCGACCATGAAGCCGGTGCTCGTCGTGCTCACATCCAAATCGGGAACGTATGGGCCCGTGAATACTCGATAGTCAATGTTCCCTCGGACATGCGTAGCATAGCTAAGTCTATGCAAGTAATGGAATGTGCCTTCACCGAATCTACTGGTGCAGTTACTCACTTACTTGATGCCCCTGCCGTTGTGGAATCAGTCCAAACTAATACAGGAGATCCCGTGGCTGACGTTACAAATACTGATCCAGCGGCTACTACAGAGACAGTCACCGAGAAGTCGGTAGCTGAGCTATGCCAGGCCTTCCGCACCGAACTGGATGCCGATGTCCTCTCGCTATATACGGCTATTACATCGGAAGCAGCAACTTATGAGCTATCCGATACTCACACTTATACTCAGGCCGAGCTTGAGAAATTCGCTACCTACATCTTAGAAAACAACGAAGATCTAGAAGCTGAGCTGAATGAGATCAAAGAGTCCGTACTATCGAGCACGAATACAGCAGATCTACCAGATTCCGCATTTGCTCTAGTTAAAACGGTGGGTGAGAAGGCCCTCCGTATACTTCCTTTCAAGGATAATAAGGGCAAGATCGAAGTAGCTAAGCTCGTCACTGCTCTGTCTCGTTGTGGCCAGATCTCTGGACTGACCAAAACCGAACAAGCTAAGGTACTCAAGAAGCTCCGTGCCGCCGCCCTAAAGCGCGGCTTCTCTGCGTCTACAGATGAGGAGACTCAGGCTGAAATCACTGCTGCTAAGGAATTCCTTGCTGCAAATGGTATCACCCTAGAGACTGCTCCAGTAGCTGGAACCGAAGAGCTAACCACTAAGGTGGCTACTCTGGAGGGCCAGCTAGCTGACCTGAAGGTTCTAGTAGAGGAACGTGAGACTGAAAATGCCGAGCTCGTAGAGCAGGTCAGTGAACTAAAGATCTCTGCCGAAAGCCAGACGAAGGCCTCGGTAGTGGAGAAGATTCTCGCCCTTGAAAATGTAGCACCAGATGCCCGCGAGGCACGTGTTACAGAGCTTACCAAGGAAAGTGCAGAGAATCTGAATGGAGTCCTGACTACTCTTCAGGAAGCTAATCCAGATGAAGTACTCGTTATCCAGCGCCTTACCAAGTCTGGTATGTCCGTTGGAACCAACGAAGATGAGAATTCCGAAGAAGACAAGCCGACCCTCACCCGTGAGGATATCATCAGCGCCTTCTTAGGATCAAAGAAAAGCCGGGAGACTGTCTCGGCTGCAATAAAAGCCAGTCGTAGTAAGTAACCTTCGCGCCGCCAATTAGCGGCAGTAAGTCCACATCTTCTTTCAGCTCTATGGTGTTAGTGTGCCGGGGCTGTAAGAGGTAGATAAATGCCAATTCTTCCTAATGGTGGCTCCTGGGTACTTGAAGACGGTCCAAACAATGTTTTCCGCACACAGAACCGTCTAGAAATCAGTGATCAGGTAAACCGCATCGCGGAGAACTTCATCACCGACCCTAACCTGCCAGTCCAGTTCACCTATCCATTCCAGGGTACATACTTCCGCCCAGCTGAAGTACAGATCCCTAAGGGTCTGGTAGTTGCTCACCGTGCAGGCGCTCCTTATACTAAGGACTACGACGTCGATTTCATGGCTCCATGCCTGACAATCGCCAACGGCGGTACAAACACTACGACTGCAGGACCTTATGGCTCCTACACTCGTCAGGCCAACGTACCTGTCGGTATTGCCTTCAAGAACTGCTACAAGCGTCTTAACGACCGTATGAAGGGCAACTACCCTACGATCACTCGTAAGGCTTACATCGCTCTTCCATACTTCGGATCCAACACCGCTCTGGCTCAGGCCATGAAGTGGGGATGCGTTTATGACGGTTCCGTCGGAGCTATTGCTCTAGGCGACCGTGTTATGTCTGATGCAAACGGTAAGCTAGTGAAGTGGGATGGATCTAATGTCGCCCAGTGCGTCGGCCAGGTCATCCACATCGACCGTTCTGTTCCAGTCCAAGGTTGGCTACAGTGGGTAATGTGGGAGTTCACTTCCCGTGCCGGTGTAGGCGACGGTCAGTCCGAAATGTTCAACCCATACGATATCAATGCTCCTCTGCCAACCCCAGATGGCGCAGCCGGTGATACGGTTAATGGTACTCGTGGTACGACCACTTCCGGACGTCCTGACCTTAATGCACAGCAGGGTCAATACCCTGGCTTCTACGACTACAACGACCTAGTAACTCGTTTCCCAGAGCAGATCTGGGATGCGATGGGTATCCCCGGCTTGACCGATGGTGCCCGCATGGCCGCTGTGGACTACACAGAAGCCGCACTTGGTAACGGTACACAAAACGTCTTCGATAGCACTGCAGTAGTCAATAAGATTACTCTTTCGCACAAGCGTATTGCCCGCGACCGTCAGGGAGCTACAAACCCAACTCCTGACCATCCATTCCCAACCAAGATGCTCGTATACAATACTTCTGATCTGACAACTCCTCTAGTCGAGAACATCGACTACACAGTTGACTGCTACCGTGGTATTGTCTACATCAAGACTCCTGGCCAGGCTGGTACAGAAACCTATACATTCACCTATACCTCTCTTGAGAACCAGGTCGTTGGTGTTCCATCGAACATCGACTTCAAGGGTGCCGTTGGTGAAATTCGTATTCTGGTAGACATCCTGTAATTCAGAACCACTATTGGGCCCCGGCAATGGGGCCTTATAGGCATCGTAACCTGTAAGATATCCAGCAGCGGGACTCCCGGTCGAAGCCAGAGCTCTCTGCTACGACCATCACTGAGACCCCCAGGAGGCCATAGTGGCTCTGTCCTTAACCGCTGAGAACTACCTAGACGTAGTTAATGCGCATTTCCAGGAGTCGTATAATCGGTTTAACGCGGACCGCAACGCGGATTCGTGGAAGACAACCGAAGGAACTGACGTTCCCCGCGTAACTCTTAAAGAAGCGCTGAACTCAGACGACTCCGCCATCCTTATGCCCAAGATCATCACGGGCGTAATGCGCGAAGCCGCTGAACCTATCTACGTAGCTGGACAGTTCTTCACACAGATCCGTGTAACTCAAGGTACTTCCATTGAGTTCCCATCTGTCGGACTGATCCGTGCTCACTTCGTAGAAGAAGCACAACCATACAAAGAAGAGACCCTAGAATTCCAGAAGCATCGTGCTACCTTCGAAGTGAAGGTTCGTAAAGTCGGTCTCATGGTCAAGTTGACCGATGAGATGATCTCCGACAGCGAATGGGATGTCATCGGACTCCACCTACGTTATGCAGGCCGTGCTATGGCCCGCTTCAAGGAAGAGTGGATGTTCAATGAGCTCTACAAGCACAGCCATGTGTTCATGGATAACCAGTCTTCGGATCCAAACCAGCACACCACTGGTCTTGGCCCAGACGGTCAGCCAAACAACACTCTCTCGGTATTCGACTTCATCGACCTCTTCGCAGGTCTGATGTACAACGGCTATGTCCCAACGACTCTGCTTATCCACCCTCTAGTGTGGGCAGTATTCGCAAAGAATGACATTCTTGGCTCTCTAGCTCAGAACGTCGTCTTCCCAGGACAGAACGTTGCTTACCCAGTGAAGAACATCGAGCTGGGACCTCAGTCCATTGCACAGCGTCTGCCATTCAGCTTCGAGATCGTGCTGACACCATTCGCTCCAATCGACCGTGTAGCTCGTACATTCGACATGTTCCTTCTCGATAAGGATAATGTCGGTGCGCTTCTTGTTCGTGAAGACATGTCTACCGAGGAGTTCAAGAACCCTCTCGAAGACATGACCGCCTTCCGTGTCAAGGAACGTTATTCGCCAGGTATCTACAACGAAGGTCGCGGTATCGTACAGATCCGTAAGGTCAGCCTTACCCCATCGTACAACCGTCCACTTATCGTCAAGTCTCTGTAATACAGTAATCTACGTACTAAAGGGGTGGATGGAGTCCCTATCCATCCACCCCTTCTTTTTGAGCTAAAGGAGCTTAATGCCTAAAGAAAAAGCAAGTCCACTTCATGTGGCGCTGAACCCACGTAACCCAGAAGCTAACTCATGGTATTGCCCAACTACTGGAGTCAATCTATTCTTAGATAGTCCAGAGAGCAAGGACCTCTCCGGATTTGACGCCAGTAAGCTGGATGCAGTGAAGAGAGGCATTCGTGCCGGTCTTCTAATTGTATCTCAGGGCGAATTACCAGAAGGCGTTGATGTCAATGAGATCAACCTATTCGCATCTCCTCGTTCCCGTTGGAGCGAAGAGTTCGACGATGTTCAGAAGCAGGCTCAGGCCAACTGGGAAGCACTGACAGCTAGCAAGTCGTAAGACCTTCTTAGGAGGGCCAATACGTGGCGCTCGTAGTTAAACTCAATACCCGCATCTTGAGCCCTGTACTAGGCGTAATCCAAGATGATGGCGCATCTTATTGGGATGCCGTTACCGGTGTAAACCTGAATAGGGTTAACAACATCTCTGCTGATCTTTCGGGCTTCAGCAGTGGTCAGCTTGTAAATATCGCTAACGCTGTCAAGTCTGGTCGCCTGACCCTCGTAAGTGGATCTCTCCCAAGTGCAACAGACACATTCAAGGCATATAGCAACTTTGCTTCTGCCGGTGCCCCAGGTGGTCCAGGTTGGACCGGTATCACTGGTGTCTCTGCTGCAATGGCTCCAGCTGCCACTGGATCGGCGTTCGTTCCGTTCTAAGTACAAACCCCAGTGGCGCGAAATCCGCTCCCTGGGCTACTCGTATAGTAATATACGGGTCTGCATACCGGCCGGGCACCGTAGTGGGCCCGAGCCGGTTTTTGCAAGTTCACAAATCACCTGAAGGATTTTCCTAATGCCAAAGATTTATGGCGCGTCAACTGTGAAAAGTTCCGTGCCCCGTAGGGCATTTAGGAATATATCCTCACAGGTGATTTCTTTTTCTGCGGGCGGGATTCAATATAGTCTTGCTCCCAATCAGTCTGTATCCATTGTGCATACAGATGCTGACACCTCCACAGATATCGTACAGCTCGTAGCATCTGGGATTCTACTTGAGCTAACTGTCTATGGAGCTAAGACAGTCGTACCTACCCCAG